TCTAAATCTATATGATATGGAAAGCCATCATCAAATTCTGAACAAATTTTTGTTTTCTTACTTATGCCCTCTAATATAAATTCTTTATCATTAATCTGCGTAACTACTCTATTTGGAAAACATCCTTGTGTAGAATTATTTGACACTTACTACCTCATACTCATAATCACAATCTTCTTTATTTATAGATGTTAGATTGTTAAGAACATCTTTTAGATTTTGATTTTCTTTTTCCAAAACCATAACCATATTTTGTGCTTGAGATAAAGCAGAAGATAGCACTTTTACTTTATTTGCCAGTTCATCCCCAATAAAACTATTTACATTTGATTTCATAATTAGTCTCCTTAAAGGATGTATTAGTATACACTATTTAGTTATCAATTCGCACAGAAATTTACTAATATCTTTGATTTGTTGATGATTAATAACAATCTGATCTGTATATGGGTGTCTGTCTGTTAAAATCTTCCATATATAGCGTATTTTCTGAAACCAACTAGAATTATTTTTATAGGCCGCATAACTTTCATACATGGCTAAGTCCAGCGTCTTAGTCTTTTCATCATAATTTAATACCAAAACCTCTTGATTACAATCACATAATACGCAAATAATATGATCTTTTGAGAAGTTGGTGATTGTTCCCATTATTTTTTCCTAAGTAACCAACTAGAATCCTCAAACAAAATTAAATCTTTTTGACTATAGTTTGAGTTTGAGATAAAAAAGTTAACAGCATCAATAACGCCCGGCCAAGACTTATTATAATCGTGTCCACATAAAAAACCACCAACCACCAACTTACTAATAGATAATTCTATATCCTGTTTTACCGAATCATAATTATGATCACCATCTATATAAACACAATCTATACTATTATCTAAAAAGGATGGAAGAATTTTTTCTGAAAGATCGTTATAGATAACGCATTGATGAGCATTAATTTTATTCTCAAATTTTTTACTAAGTAATTTACAAGAATATTCTGATTGTTCAATTATATGTATTTTTTTAATCTGAGGAAAACCCAATAATAAAGTTGATGATTCTCCTAGATGAGATCCAATTTCTATCCAATTATTGATTGGTGATTGATGATTGATAATATAATTAATCAGATATAAAAATCCAGTAACTTGTAATATACTAGTTTCATCCCAATTAGGAAAGAATCTAACAGACTTGAGACTCATTTATATCCTCAAATACCCATGACCAATACCTACTATCATCTTTTTGTTGGACACTATCCCAGTATAAACAACGAGCAATATAGGATGGAACTTTTAGTTTACCACAATTAATACTCCAGTGGCGCTCCATTTGTTTGTACATTTTAAGCCCAGCACCACTCTTGTACTTTAAATGTTCCATACCATACAAGCGTAAAATATGAACATCTCCACAAAGAACTCGACACTCATTGGGATGAATAGTTTCTAGGGCGAAAGAAACTTTAGCCTGAGAGATACCCTTGATTTTGTCAACAATATTATCTCGTTTCTTAACGTGATACTTTTTGGTTGTAAAATAAAAATCTTTCGGATTGCTCCAAAACTTATTCTGAAAGTCCCAAATATATTCTGTACGATTATTATGAAGTCCAACACCGGACTTATGTAATTTGGTTCTTAGAGTTTCTTTGTCTGATATCCATTCATTAAAGTTCTTAATAGCATTATAGCCCTTCACATTTCCTTGCCAAGTGGTATGTACAGAGCAGTATGCAAACAGATATCGTCTAAAGATTTCATCGTTATTTTGAGGCTTAACACTTTCCCAATAATCCTTATATGACACAATCTTATCTTTTGGAAAATTGGCAAAAAATTCATCAACTTTGCTAGTGGTATACTCAATCTTTTTTTCTGTTGCGTTTTCCATCTTATCTCCAAATGCTGTAATGCCCATATACTGATTGTATACTACAGTTATCGACTTGTCAAGCGTGTTTCTTTAAACTGTTCTAGCCTCGCCGTGTAAAATTTTAAATGTTGGAAATCTTAAACTAATACCACCATCTTGATTTTGACTTTCTTGAAAATATTGTACTGTGATTATCTTTCCAAGAATTTTGTTAGGATTCTTGTGAAAGTCCTGTCTTTGCTCAATAGTGAAGCCAGATCCAACACGCACATTATATCCTTTATGTTTAATAGTAACACAACTTAGCATAGTTTCTTCGTGTTCCTTACCATTCAATACATAACGAAATGGACCCATTTCAACATCTACTACTTCGTATTCATTATCACTAAAACTCTTATACTTGAGCAAGTCCTTACTACGCTTTCCTTTATAGGATTCATCTGCCCTTAGCACCAACCCCTCCCAAGAATTCTCATTTGCTTTTGCTACCCATTCAGCAAAATGATCATCATTTTTAACCCTATCCTGTTCAAGAACACTGAGACATGGGCAAGAGTTATTCTTCATAACTTCTTTGAGATTATTCAATCTGTGAGAGTAAGTCTTATTAGACTTGCCTTTCTTAGTATAAAATTCATCATGACTAATCATGTCAAAAATCTTAAAAGATGGATTAGGAATAGTATGATCCTTCTTCTTGAGTTGTTTCATAACTCCCTGAAAATCTTCATTACCATCGTCATCTACAAGACAAAGTTCACCATCAAATACTACATTAGTAACACCAAGATTCTTAATGCCACCAGCAACAACGCCAAGAGTATCAAATTCTTTTCCTGTACGGGAATAGAAAGTAGTATCGCCATTACTATCAACAATAGCGATACATCTAGCACCGTCAATTTTTCTGCTAACATACCATCCATCCTTCCAGTCTACAATATTCGGGTCATATTTATCTGCTAGAGCAACACTGAACTCTGGAATATGGTCAGCAATAGCCTTGTTGATAATCTTATCACCAGCACGGGTTTTCAAATCCTTATCAATAATGCAATAAATGAGTTCTTCAATATTGTCTTTATTTGACTGACTATCAATAAAAGTATGGACCGCTCCGATAGCATCGTGGCCCGTTATCTTGCGAGTCTTTAGGTCATCCAAAAGATCAAAGAAATTCTTATAACTCTTACCTCTCAGAGAATTTTTCTTTTTCAGATTATCACTTGTGACATTATACTGCCAAAGAGGATGATAGGTGTAAAGAAGAATCTTCTTAGCAAAATTTGCAGCCTCAGAATTATGATTGCAATAGTCCTCAATAATTCCTTGCTTATCAATAGTGCTGCTTGTGGCCCTAAGATCACGAACCATTCCCCAAACATAATTAAAATCGTGAGTCATCCAAATAGTCTCCTGTGTGTATGTCGAGTATACCACAACGCTCAAACACTGTCAACCTCTATATCGTCATCCTCTCTGCGAAACTCAAGATATTGTTTCAAATCTTTGACGATAGGATGTATAATTTTCATCTCAATAACACCATCAGAGTTTTTAGAAAATTTTATTGGACCAGGAATAAATCTATCTTGATTACCGTACTCTCTATTTTTTGGATGACCATGAAATAGATGTAAACCACAATTATCTTTTAAATAATTAACATCTTTTATTGGATCGCATAATTTTAATATATTATTTTTATATTCTATGTATTTTTCTTTTACTTCTTTAAATCTTGGAGCAGAAAATAGGGCGCAACAATAAGGTTCATAGTCTTTTACAAAAGAAGCCCAAAATAAAGTATCTCCAGCGGTTCCATGAGCATATTCAAATAATCTGCCAATTTTATGATAAAAATTTCTCTCGATACAAATATTATAGCCCGGATGAACATTGTTAAATTCAAAAGACTTTTGTTTAATAATAGATTTGACAACTGTGTGCTTGGTATCGCCAGCGTTCAGATTTACATTATCATAAATGTTTTTTCTATAAATATCTTTATATAGATATTCGCAACCATGAATAACTTTATATGTGTCTAATAGAATAGAAATTTTATCAATCCAATCTGGATCAGAGTATAGTATATCTACATCAGTAAATATTAATTTAGTATACTTATCTGGAATTTTAGATTCTATTATATTCCATAGATTCTCTTTTGAAAAGAAAAAAGAGTCTGCTCTTACAATATAATTTGCTTGTGGGATAGATTGTTTTTGTTGTGGATAAAGTAGTTCTATTATATAGAATGGAATATTTGTTTTATTTAATTCTTGAATAATTAATTGTAAGTTTTTTACTGTAGATTTATAATTTAGAGCATTATAAAAACTCATAACTAAACATATATCATCGGATTCAATATCTGTGTATCCGGTATACGATTTATTTGTATTTGGTTTTATTATCATATGGTAAAGTATTAATTTGAAATTTAATATTTCTACATCTTAAAAAATTAAATAGTTTATCTGGCGAATCTTTTTCTATATTAAATACAAATAATCTATGAATATTTCTATGAAAATATTTTTTAATATTATTATGATGTTCTTTCCAGTCGTTTTTCCAAATTTTAATAATTTCTGATTTTATGTTTGTGTTATATACTTTTTTAAATAAATCTATATATTGAATTGTGTTATTATCAGTATCGACGAAAGAATGATTTGTTCTACTTCGTATCCAATTATCCATATTCCTAGTATTTAGTATGAATAAACTTTCAGGATAATTAATATCAAGGATATCAAAAAAATCTTTATATATTTGTATATACTTTATTACATTTTGTTCTTTTATAAAACATTCCATGTCTCCAAAATAAGTATAGTTTTCATAAGAGTCTAATGGCAAATGATTATCAGAGTAAACATTACTATATATTTTTTGGGCCAAGTTTCCATAGTCCCAGTGAATAGCCTTTAATTTACTATAACTATTAAATAAATTCCATAATGATAAAGTGCCACATTTATTAAAACCAATTTGAAATATTTTATTACAAGAAAGTTTTTCTTTTGGATAACAATATTTTCTATTTTCTTTTCTTCCCCAATTTATGTAATGATATTTTGCGAGATTTTCGGTATCGAAACCTGCTTGTTGTACATCAGAGTAATAATAAGTATAAAATTCCCAATCAAAATCTTGTGGAATAAATTCTTTATATTTTTCTAAAAAATCATCTAGTTCTTTGTCCATTAGAGAATCTTTTATTTAGTTTTTTAACTAGATCACTACCTGTTGTTTGTAGTATACAAGGAAATATGGAATGTATAATTAGAGAAATTCCTGCTAGGACACATAGATATCCATAAAATAAAGCAAAAAACATATGTTGACAATATGTCATTTTGTTTTCTTTTAGATGCTCACTCCATCTGTTTATTAATCTCATTTTGTTTTCTATTCTTAGACATTATTAAATAGTTAGCAGCCTTAATAACACCTTCTAAGTTATCTCCTAGTTTCCCTATTCCAGTATTACACCTATCGCATGTCCAGCCCCTAAAACTATCATCATCATGATCATGGTCTAATCTCCATTCTGATGGAATTTTACCACAACATTCACAATATAATGGTTTTGGTGGTGCTAATTTATGTAGTTTATGTCTAATTTTAGCGTGTTTTTTGATACAAGATCGACATCTCTTGTCTAGATTATCTTTAAAGTGACAATGTTTTGGGAAAGATTTTGGATTCTTTCTTTTGCCACAATATGTACAAATTTTTCTACTCATAATTTATTGGAGGCGGGCAGAGTCGAACTGCCGTCTTGCGATATTTCTAATTATACTTTCTACAAGTTTATTTCATTCATAAGTTTTAAGAAAGATTAAAGAACAAACAACATTCATCTTTCCGTACCAACTAATCTCAGGCCAGAACCCGTTGGTTATTCTAGCAGCCGAAGGATTTTACGACAGTTTTTTGGACGCTACCTTCATCGCTTCCTAAAACTGTTGCTACTTAATTAAGCAGCAAGGGCTAACTGTGTTTCGCCAGTTAAAGCGTTTAGTATGGTTTTAAAGTAGCCGCCATACCACCTACTACTTGCTTATATAGTCTTCAATATCCAATCGATACCATTACGCCCCCGTATTTGTTTGATATAAATGCCTATAATAACTCATAATTATACCACTTGTTGTACCAACATTTAGTGATCTTACGCTACCATAGTTTTGTAAAGTAATAATTTCGTCACTATTTTCTAGTATATAATCGCTCAGTCCCATATTTTCTGAACCAAATACGAAAACTGGTCTATAGTAAAGGTTATATTTTGTGAACAAATCTACTGTTTTGTTAGCAAAATTTGGAATATTATTCTCTACAGCAATAATTGTACGATCTCTATTGTTTTCTATAAAATCTTCTTCAGTATAAAAATGTTGTATTGTAGTATAGTGATGAGTTCCAACACTACCTCTTTTGTCCCATTTTTTTCTTGGACTAATATTGTATACTCTATCAAAACCAAAAAAATTAGCATTACGAATCATAGTGCTAATATTAAAGTCTCCCTCAATATTTACCATAGCAACTATAGCATCTATTGTTTTTTGCTTACAATAGTTTTTAACGTCGCTAACAGAAAATCCTTTGAGATTATCAATCACATTCATTTGAAGTACACAATTCCTTTAATATCTTTTCTAAGGAGAATAATTCCTCATAGCACTTTTTGTAGTTAATATTTTCGCCAGACGCAATATTTAATTTAAGTTCATGAATCTGATTCTGTATCAGCCATATTTGGTCTTGAGTATTCATTTAATAAATTCTCACACGACACTAATCTAGTTTTCATTTCCTCACACATTTTGCATATGTCAGAGTTCATATATTCTTTTATAGAATCAATTTGATCCTGAATTTGCATTATCTGATCTTGACTTAGGTTCATCATTTTCTCCATTATGACTTACCCAAAATACCATATTATTTTCCTCATCGTCCCAAGCACATTCTATCAAGTTTTTAGATGCTAATCGTGATAAGGCTACTCCATAAATCCAATCGGCAGTTGCATAAAAAATATCATCAATAGCATCATCATCTAAAATGACTCTATCCTGCTCATCTATTCCACTAGAATATTGCTTTATCAAATTCTTGAGTTGATGAATAGTAATAAAATCATCCAAATTTTCTGAATAATCTTTACTAATACTATTTGCTGCTGCTACTCTCATTTCATCAGCATAAGCATCCAAGTTACTTATCGCATAAATATTCATGATATCTCCAATTAGAATATATATTTCTTTACACCTTTTGAGGACACATTTTTATCAGAAATTTGATCATTTAAGTTATCAATAGTATTCTGTAATGTATATTCTCCTCTTGGTAGCCAACTTGAATCATTAGTAAGAGCGGTAATAATCTGTGGAACATAATGAGAATGGGCCAGATAATATTCTTTTTCACATTCCTTGTTTTGTCGTAAAATATTCTCAATAGATTCTAAGCATTTAAGAATTTGATTTCTATAATCACATAATTCTTGAATGGTTTTTTTGTTCATACTTCTTCTTTCTTTTTGATTTTAAGTAGAGTATGCGGAGTTTTTCTCAAGCCAGTATTTTTATCATGATAAGTTGGTCCCATATAAATGTGACAATAACCACCATCTTTTTCCGTACTCCATGCTAAGATACCTTTGTCATCAACTCCCTGTACACTAAATCTTCCACGGTAGCCCATAGGAACGTATTCGCCGTCATTATTCATAAAGTATGGACCGCCATTAACCTTAATTAAATCACCGCGAACCAGTTGGTGCCAATCAAAATCTCGTACTACTCTATTTTTTCTACCCTTGTTTTTGATTTTTAATACAAACGGAGTATTGCACTTTGGACAAATATACGCACGGGGACCAGTGCAAAAACCGCACGACGAGCATGACTTACAACCTTTTGGCATAGTAAATTCTCCTTTAATTGCCGAATCATCTCTAAGTATATCACACTTATCGGCTTTGTCAACCACCAGTCTTTAGTTTTTTTGTTTTGGGTTGTTTTTACTAGAGAAATCTATATATTTTCTGTTATCTGTAGTAAATAAACTATAATGATCACTGTTTATAGTGAGTTCTAGTTCTTCACATAATATTCTATAGTCGCTAAAACTTTTGTCTTTATTATAAACCCTAAATACAAAATCTTGAGCTTTAGTATTCCACATTAAAAAACCTTTTGTTCCACTAGCATTTTTTTCATTAATCATTTTATTTTCCATCTAAAGGATAATAACTATTTAAATTAGCATCACAATTTAAGAATGAATATCTTCTTTCTTTCAGATATTTTATAGTACTTTTAAAGCATGATTCACATAAATGTATTTCATATTCTTTACCATCCATAGTTGATCCATATCCCCACACCGCTTCTATCGAGGCATATTCGTGACCAAAGTTTTCATATGAGCAAGATCCACCACAAATATCACAAATTATTTCTGCTAAAATGTCAACGCTTTTCTTTTTGAACCTTTTCATATTACCATACATTCCTATAAATGCCGGATTCTAATTTTGGTTCATACGGTTTAATAAACCATCCCAAATTTAGTAAATCATTTGTAATTTCTGATGAAACCTCTCCCTCTGGAAGATATCCTTCAATATCTACCATACCAGAACAATACCAATCCACATAATATTCTTTTTTTGTCAAATCGTCTTTAAAAGTATTTCTTAGTTCTGCAACTATTCCGCCAGAATGTCTCCACGAACAAGTCCATTCTTCATCGTTCTTAAAAAATCTATTATTACAAAGAGCAGCATAAAGATTTTGAGCATATTTAGAGTTCTTGCACTTAGATACTATCCAATCTGTTTTAAATAAATCATACTCTAAATCTGCTTTCATGTCCATAAATGACTCCTAATATTAATTAGTTCAATTAACTTATCAGTATCTTCTCTATCATAACTTCTTTCCATCTCATCTATTAAACGATAGTAATGTTTCCCATGGGTTTTTTTTGTGATAATATCATAAGGGTCTTCTCGATTGGGTCTAGTTTTAGTCCACCACTCATACAATGCTCGTATCTTAATTGATGCTTCTGCTTGTGGAGTCAATTTATTATAATCTGGATCATTAGGATCGCATCCATAGTCTTCTTCATTAAATCTTAAATTACTTGCCCACTCAAAATAATCATATGCCGCTTCAACAGATCGGCCATTTTTAAAAGTGTACTTTTTATTTCGATCCCATTTGCTTAGGTGAGACAGTTCTTTTTCTACAAATTCTACTAACTCATTAAATAAGCCGTGAAGAATTCGGGTATCAAGATCGTACCATTGTCCTTTTTTTAGATCTGTTTTTAGATTGTGTGTTTGTGTTATATATCTATTACGAACATAGCATTTTATGCTATAACAAAGATCAGATGGATAACAAACTAGATTTTGTAATTTGTGTAGTAATGTGTCGCTCATCCAATATCTCCACGGTCTTTCTCTTTTTTGTTTGTTTCTCCAACTTTCCCAATCCTCTAAAGGTAGAGCAAGTGGTTTCCTTTCTCCCCTAATCCAATCTGCAATTTTAGAGCAATTCCAGTATTTGATTCGGCTTCTTATCATTCTTGCACCTTGGTTCCCATATCATAAGGATATCCATCTTCTGGATCATCACTATAAATTCCTTCATATTCATTATCCCACCAACAAGGTGGTACATCTGGCAATTCTTCACTCATTATTAGTTTCCTCTACTTTTTTTTGTAAGTACTGCTGCACCATCTTAACTTTATCTAGTTCGTGAGACAGTAATGTTATTCTTTGAGTGTTGTATATCAAAACGAATAAACAACAAACTATCAAAAATAATGGTAATATATCTGTATCTTTCATATTTTTGTCTTGTTGATTTCAAAACCGAAACCAAGTATCTGTAAGTTGAAACCATATCCCCAATCGTATGTGTAATAGTAAATTTCTGTTTTTAAATCTAGAGAAAAACCATAACAACTTACAAATTCATTAGAGTCTTTACCCATAAAGACAAAAGGATGAAACCATTCAATGGTAGTCATATTATACCTCTAGTATATCAGATATACCTTCCAATAGGTTTGTTCGTACATTCTTATTCATATTAGATAACATAATGTGGTTCTTTACGAAGTCTTGGCCTTTATCTTTTGCAATCTTTCCTATAAAGTTTCGCCCCCAACCGTTTGTTATACTACGAACATCTTTAAAGTCAACCTCAACATTGAAGCCGAGATCAATATCATCAAGAATATTTTGTTTTAATTCGGTAGCGAGTTTGGTACTACTTAAATCAGAACCATATATATGTTTGATTTCGTAGTATATTAGTGGCCCTTTCATAATAGTCCCATTTCTTGATCAAGTTCACTTAATTTTTGTAATGCCTCTAATCTTTTCTTAGATTTTTGTTGAAGTTCTACTTCTCTATTATGTAATTCTACAACATATTCAGCAGTTTCTTTATCTATGCTACCATCTGGTATAATATAATCAAATTCATCAACTCTTTCAATATCGCCAACCTTATTTTTGTATAGTATATTTTCGGTTGGAAGAATAATTCTGCACCAGCAACTTTCTCCAGTATTACAAAGTTCTATTTTCCAAGGAATAGTTAAACTATACTTGTGGGCTTCATCATAATTTTCAAAGATTTTGTTCATTTAGATTTCTCAAAGTATCAGTAATAGTAAATAAAGTATCAGATGAGAACTCAGTTTCTATTGGCACAAAAACCCATTCGTCTTTTAAAATAAAATATCCGTATTCACATTTGTAAACTTTGTCACTCAAATGAACAGGATAAATAGTTTCTTTCATTCTAAAAACTCTAACTCTATTTCTCCATCTTTAATTATTAAATACGAACAATCTTTTTCTGTCCAGCACCCACTATTAGCATACCACACAGAGTGGCTTTTGTCAATCATTGGATGATGAGTATGTCCTAAACATATAACGTCAATGCCTTTTGATATAGCATATTTGCGAGAACTACTAATCATATTTTCTGTGCATCTTAAATAGATTTTGGATCGATTCTTTATAAGTTTAGGTAGGAATCTTTTATCGAATCTTTGGATTGTTCTATATAAATAATCTGCTACCTTTGTGGTTTTAGGATACTTATATATAAAATCATCAAATTTATCACCATGTAAACATAATACTATTTTATTTCCACTCACAAAAGAGTATTCGTCTTTAAAATCTACTCCTATTAAGTGAGAAATAATCTCAGCATCGCCGTCATGGTTTCCTCTTATCCAAACTATTTCAGTATGCTTACTTAATGTTCTAAGCAAAGATAGTATATTCCAATGATTCTTTTTTAGTCTGCGAAAATCTAAATTATCAAATAGGTCGCCATTGATAATTAATCTATTTGTTTTAGAATCTATTGACTCTAAAAAATCATATAGTTTTTTACTTTCACAAACATCACTACCTAAGTGGATGTCGCTAATTATAATAGCGTCATTCATATAGTGTGTAAACAAACAATCCAACAGAAAATACTACGAACGCTACCATTATCATTGTATACATATTGATCTCCTTTTAAAGGTCTATATTAACTTCATGTGTATTAAGTAGTCTGTAAAATTCTTTTCTTATTTTATCTAAAGCGTCATCAGCATCTTTAAAGTCATGATAATACTTTTGCCATGCTCGTAACTGCTGACTAAATTCCCATAAAAATGATTGAGTCTTTAATGATTTGCTCATTATCTCATATTCTCTTTGATCTTCTGGAAGGTTGAATTCAAATGTACTTTTCATCATTTGCTCCAAAATGTTTCATAATACCATCACGCACAACAAATACTTTTACTTTACCACTAGAACGGATATAATCACGGCCACCATCAATCATATTGCCATTCTTAAAACTCTTATAATCATGACGATAAATGCTGTATTCTAAGTTGCCTTCATCGTTTTCTACCATGCCAAAAGCGCAATCTTCTACTTGGTCAGCATTAGCTATATACATTTTGTCATCACGAAATAATATTGAGAAATATTTATTACCAAACTCTGGATGGGGAGTTTCTCTATAAAATACATCTGCAATTGCATTGTTAAATTCTGTAGTGCAAACGTATTTAACTGGTACTCCATCCTTTTCAGAATAGAGTTTACAAACTTTATCAGTATCAGTTATTGGACAATGTTTAATTAGCATGGTAAGTTTTTTAGCCGGGAAACTCTGGAGGAATCCACTTTTCATCTTTATTCCTACAACTATTACATAGCGTACTTATCCATCCACCTTTATTGGGTTTGCCACTATTACCACAAACTTCACAAACTTTGTAACTATATTCTTCCGCCATGCTTATGATACCTTCTACATAATCATCTCCACCACTATAATAAATACGAAGACCACCAAACTTTTCTTTTATCTGATCAAACTTAACAGGAACATAGTCTAAGTCTGATTGATCATTTGGTGTATCGAATTTATTCCTTACCGCTATTCTTTCAGAGATATTCTCCTCATGTTGAAATATTCTCCAACAAATAGAGGATAATAGTTCATACCACCCATCGTTACATTCAATACCCCAACACATACATGATTCCATACAAGATTTACTCGTATTGGAAAATAGTTGTGGATATTTTTCAAATAGGGTATTTTGTAATTCTTGGTTCATAACTATATCACTTACGATAACTATAATAATACAATACTAGTAAACAAACAAAAATAAAACTATAAAACAAAAATGGCAACATGATAGCTCCTTATATTTGATCAATATTAATCATCAATACTAGTTTTTCTCCAGTATCATCATCAACATAAAATGTATCACATGTGTATTCTTGGCCGGTAACCGCGTCGTGAATATGAACATCACTATTCCATAATACTGCGTCTAAGTTATGGATATCATTAGCCTTCTTGTGTAGAAAGTTATACAATTCAAGCCATGTCATATTATTTTCCTCATTTTTAATTGTTGAGTCTATTTCAAATAGTGTTAGCTGTTTCATTATTTGTACTCTCTATGAGTGTTTGAAATAATTTTCTAGATTCTGGCCTACCATAACGATTAGGATCTGCTAATCCAGAATTTATGTACTCTTTTTTAGTGATATAATATCCAGCATCGTCTTTACAAATTACTTCTTCTTCGGTAAGTTTTAGATCTTTAATCCTTGGATCATCGCACGTAACTATCATGTCTGAATGTGAACCAAAGGCAGATTTTGTAGTAATAATTCTGCCAACTGCGTGTTTTGGCATTTTAATTTGTTTTGCCATCATTTACTCCCAGTTCCTTGTTAAAGAATATCATTTCATTCCTTTTGTTATCCCAGTAACAACCAATTTTATCTTCTGCCGCCATTTGTGCTAGTTCTATACCAATAATCCACTCATGTATATCAGCATATAATTTGTCGATGTTTTTATATGAGATGTATATGTTATTGTTCTGATCCTTTTTTACATACTTCTTCATCAAAAATCTTACATTCTCGACAGTAACCATTTTAATCAATGTTTTATACTTATACTTGATTATTTTAGCTATTGTTTTAAGAGAGATTTTGATGAAAGCATCAACATCTTTAATGTGATAAATCATCGTAGTTTATGATCTGTTGAGAACAATATTGATTCTGATGTTCAACATACTTATATTCTGTAATTTGGTTGTATATAGACTTTATGAGAGATAATGTGCTATACTCTTCACCACATCTATCGTCTTGCTTCCAAGTATATCTATACTTGTTGTTTAACTTGTCTATAGAGTATCTCTCAATTTGATATCCATGTTGAGTGGCCCACGATTTTACTTCCTTCCATACCATGATATCCTCTTGTGTTGACGTATGCCACCATTCTACCATTGTATCGGCACAAGTCAAGCGTTTTCTTTAGGCTGTGTCTTATTTTTTTTCCAAGACAGCAAGCCATTTAGCCACTGTTTTCTTTTGGAGCAATTACATTCATCTAAATTAAACCATTGTTTAAATTTTTCTTCAGTAATGCCCATCTTATTTAAGATATGTTCAACTATATCGCCCAAACCAATCTCATTATCTCTATGAGAATTTGGGTGAAGCCCCATTCTTTCCATTTCTTCTATAGTCTTATTTAAGTCTGAGTGGTCTGTATTCATAAAATACTCTTTATATAGTCTTCCAAATCCACTGTTGGTTGCCAAGGTAAATATTGCTGTATTTTACTAATATCTGCTAAAGTTTCTTTCATTTCGCCTTTTCTAGGCTCTAAAAAGCGATGTTTATCAGAAATCATATTTGCTATTTCTAAAATAGAATAATTTTGTCCACTACCCACATTAAATACCGTTCCATATAAATCGTTAGTAATATTATGCTCTGCTGCACATATGTTTGCATTTATTACATCTTGTACATGAATGAAGTCTCTTCTCTGTGACCCATCGCCAACAATTGTTAGTGGTTCTAATGACTCTTTCTGTCTTAAAAATATTCCAATTACTGGTGCATATTGGCCCCGCTTGGGTTGTCTTGGGCCATAAACATTGAAATATCTAAATATTACTGTCTTGAGCTTAAATAATTCTGTATACATTCGACATATTTTTTCTCCACAAACCTTTGATACAGAATATGGATTCAGACAATCTTCATACATTGATTCTTGGTGTGGTATTTTGTTTCTTCCATATGCAGCAGAAGTAGATGAATATAATACTTTTTGTACGCCGTGTTCTCTTGCGGCCTGTAAAATATTAGTAGTTCCCAATATGTTTACTTTATTTGTATTTAACGGATTTTTAATTGATGGTTCAATTCTTGATTCAGCCGCCATGTGGAAAACATAGTCTACATTATAGAATAATGGCGCTATGTGTTGATAATTACAAATATCTAGCTTGTAATTGTCAGCCCCGTCATTCCATCTGAATTCTTCATTAGATTGAGATGATTCATTGTCTATACAAATTACATCGTGGTTTAATTCTAATAGTTTGTCCACTAGGTGTGACCCAATAAAACCAGCGCCGCCCGTTACAATACTTTTCATGATATTCTCCGGGTTATAAAGATGCAAATAAGTCTTTAACAAGTCTTAATTTTGATACAAATTCTGGTTTATGTGTAAGCACATTTTCGTTTAACAGGTCAACCTCTTTGATAGATTTTAATAGATCATCTTTGGATTCTGTGTGCCTTAACAAACACATGGTTGATTGCGGTAAGTGTATATAACACGATTCTAATTCTGGTTTAGGTATGTATTCTCTGTCTATATTCATTAAATTCATGTGACCAAATAAATTGTCCTGAGTTGCTGTCGCGTCTTTTAGAGCGTAGCAGCAACTAAAAACGAAATTTTTTCTAGATATATGTTCTTGTATACTGCTTTGTATTCTTTCTAGCTTCCAATCTGGATCTTTAAGCTTAAATACAGATATAATATTACATTTCCACGATATAAAGTTTGAGTTTGTGTCCAGATTCCTTATACTTTGTCCAATATTATTGCATAACCAATCGTCGTCATCTATCGGTAAAATCCAATCTGATGGTTGTATTAATTGTTGGTCAACTATAAATTCATCTAAAGTGTAGTAGATTTTGTCGGCATTAATTAAATCGTGATTATTAAATGCTATATTAGACATTTCTTTTCTGAAGTCTACAAATGAAATTTTAAATAGTTCATCCCACCATTTTATTTTTTCATCTATATTCATCCAAGGGATATATTTTTTGTATTTCCTAATTACTACTATTACCCTAGACATTCTTTGAATTCCTCTATAGATATTAGATTTAGCCAAGTTTCTCTATTATTATCTAGATTGTTATATGTTATGTCTGTTGTAATAGATAATAGGTCTTGATTTCCTCTAGATATAACCCCACATCCATAATCTGTATCTACTACAAACATATTTAAATTTTCATTCTCCATCCTAAATTTTATCCAAGCTTTCCAGCAATCGCCCGTCCATTCATCAGTTTCTCTTGGCACCCTTTGTATAATTTCTTTGGTTGGACTCATATCATGACATATTATATATCCATTATTGGATAAGCAATTTAAAGAGTTTTGTATATCTTCATAAACTTGACTAGCATGATGAAGCCCGTCTATGAAAATAACGTCAAATATTTCTGTATTATTGGCAAAAAATTCGTTGGATGTTACATTATAAGTACATTCCACGTTTTTGTCTGGATCAACACCAACCTTATAATCACAATTGATTTTACTAAAATTTTCGTTATTTGCTATTCCTATTTCAAGATATTTTTTGGCATTTATCTTTTCTATAAGCGTATTAACTATATCCCATCTTCTCATTTTATTTTCCTATTTTGTATTTTCAATGGTAAGAGTTTTTGAAAATATGGCCGTAAGTATCTTAGGAACAATATCTGGTGGTGTTTTTTCTCTTACGTCTTTATATCCATTGTCATGATACTTTCTGCCATATAAATTAAAACTTTCACAGTTAAGCGGAACTGTCTTGATAACATCTATACTCAGAGAATGTGGCTCGCATACAGTTGGTTCATGATTGATGTCCACATAAAGTAGAAACTTTCCTCCGGGAGTAAGAACTCTAGCTATTTCTAAACATGATTTTTCTACATTTTCTACGTGATCAAGCGAGTTGAAAGAAAAAACGTAATCAAAGTATTCATCTGGAAATGGAATTGATTCTGCCTTAGAGTAAATATAATTCATTTTATGTTGGTGGCACATAAATTTCTTCCAATATTCGTTACATAATGGGTCAAGGCCGAAACATTTTGCACGATCTGCAATCCATTCTAGGCTACCACATGGCCCGCACCCAATATCTAGTAAACGTTTTCCAATATATTCTCCTTCTGTAATACCAAATGCTTCTGTATAAAAGTATTTATACCACTTATTGTGAAATCCCTTTGTGTCGAATAATTTTGACCAAAAATTAAGTTCTGCGTCTTCTTTTTTGATATTGGCAACATCACTTTTATTCAATTTTATTGTTAATTTGTCCATTTTTCTTTTTTTTCTACGTTTTTCTATGAGATTCGTTACCAATAAATAATACACCCACGACCATTATATCGCTCTAAAATACTATCTAATGGACAGTTTACCAATACGCTCTAATATACATAAAACACTGTAAATACAATACTATACCTATACTACTAACAATACAGTATATACAGATAGAGAGATGGGGGGATGGGTTTTGGGATATATGAGATATAACGTGGCTCAACCACATATTAAATAAATTATTCTCCCCCCATTTTATTCCATTATGTGTGTAGGGTCTATAGGGTTCCTTTGTGTGTGTATGTGTTAGTGTACATGGTCTAGTGCATACTCTATCATTGATAGATACATATCTACCTGTTTTGGTGTAAGTTCCTTGCCACTCTCTGCTAGTGAGTTACGGTATATAAGCCTATCTACCTTGGACATAGATAGTAGGTCTATTAGGCCGTATAATATCTCGTCATTAGAAGAAGCTTGTTCTATAGTCTCTAGTAGTAGTTCATATGTCTCTTTGTCTTTGTACTTTACATTATACTTTATAGACATATAATCATAGAATGACTTTTTAGTGGGTTTATCCATCTATATTACCTCGCTGGTTTTGATGTTAAATATAACGAAAAGTGACATCTTAACTATAGTTTTGGGGATTTTTAACACTAAAAACGACTAAACATTAACGGGCCTTAGATTATTAACTTTGACTATCTTATGTGGTGATCTGTACATATTAGGGATTTCTGTATGTGGTTCTTCTATACCCATATATATATACCCAAAACCACTATCGCTAGCGTAAACAGTAATGCCACGTTCATCTATAGACTGAACACTGTATATACCGGGATCACTTAGATACGTTTTCTCACCGGCTTGATTTATATAGTAGTTACCAGAGCGCCCTATAACTTTAATCCTATCACCCTTCTGTAATACTTTCCAATCTATAGGTTCATACTTCTTTATTTTCTTCTTCTTAACTACCTTACCATCTTTGGCCCGTATATCAAATTCTTTATTACAATGTTTACATACATACGCCCGTGCGCCATTAATCTGATTACAATTCTTACAAAGTTTTTGTCCACGCTTTAATTTCATATTATCTCCAATCTCGCTGACTACCAGCATTGGGGCGATCTTCGTTGTTTAGATGAGACACGCTAGATTCTAACATATCTATCGGCATCTGTCAAGAAAAAATTTAGACAATCTCGCTGACTATCAGTATTGAGGCGATCTTACTTATTAGAGTGAGACAGTATATTAATGGATTGGTCATCTTGATTGTATCTAACAAAATAACTTCCACTAATACATTTACCTTCTATACCATCAACATAGCGCCTACTATATATATTAACGCGCCACTTGTCATCAAATACATTTGTATTCTTACACATAAGGAATGAATCCGGCTTATCGACATAATTGAAAATAATATCACACGGTTCTAGATTCTGATTTTTTATTTTTGACATAATTTTCTCCAATGTTAAATCTCGCTGACTATGAGCATCTGGCCGATCTTATAAGATAAGATGAGACATATGATGCACCCCCTCGCGTTGGGGGAGTTATCCAATTTATCTATCTTTCCCACTCTACCTATTTTACCACAAGGAAACACTCGACGCAAGTACTTGGTATATAAGGACTTACATCTATTGAACGTAAGTCATTGGTACGCTTAGATTTAGAACTAGGGCGGCGGGCCGGGCCGCACGTAAATCCTTTGCCAATAAGGACTTACGGCGACCACGGTTTCGCTACGCTTCCCAAGCAGTTTTGATCTCATCCATCGCGTCTTGAATCTTACGATGTACAGGCGTATCCTTATTCACTTTCTTATAATCTTCGATTACTGGCGGTTCATAATCTTCAGTAAAGAATCCAGCGTTTTCCTCAACAAAGTCTAGATCCAGTTCACCAATAAGATCATGAAGTTCGTCAGGGTCTTTTGCCTCGACCACAAACTCTGCCGCTTTTGCTTCCACGTAATTCATTCGAACTTTATATTTTGGCATATATACTCCTAAGTAAGTGTAGAGAGGGCTGGCGGGATAACTTATATATCATGCCCGCCAACCCTTCCCTCCCACATATATCAAGCAGTCAGGGCGAAAATCTTCTCGTAGTCCTTATCGTTGAACGTATCCGCACGACGCAGAAGAGTAGCCCAACGATCTGCCGAAGTCATCATCAGCGAACCACCAATCTCGTCCATGCGGACCCAAGTCTTATTATCAAACTTCTGTCCCGCACGGGTGACGCCTGCGATGATTCCGAACAGGTTCGACTCATGCGTCTCATGCGTCACATACTGTTCCAGAAACTCCGTAGCCTCACGCTTCGACAGTTTATAATCCGACGACACTGCGGCGATAATACCCTTCGTGCTGCTCTTGCCAATCTGCAATGAGCGAGTAGCGAGGAACTGTTTGATACCCGGCGACAGAAGAGGAATCTGCTGCTGAATATTCTCAGCGATTTCCAACTTCAGTTTGGCGAGATCAATATTGCCACGATGAACACGACGAATCTTTTCGCCCGCAGTCTGACCCCAAATGCAACCATTCAAGCAGATGGCACGAAACAGGCTAGGAACCTGCGAGATACGGCGAGTGCCAACCTCACAATTTCCGACACTAATCATTCCACCATAATCCGTATCATCATCCTGCCCGTAGTCCATAATGGTATCGGGAATAAGAACGTTACCATAGATGGTATCCTCATCGCCCTTCCAATGGCTGAATCGACCATCGGGAATAAACTCACGAACAACGTCGAGATACCAACGATTATCAACTGGGGCGTATTGCTCAGTCACGAACGCTCTAGCAGTACCATCGGTATAGGTACGGATGCGGAACTTCTTATCAGATTCAATTCGACGCATGGCATTGTTTCCAACGGCGACCATCGTAGAAGCATCACTATCATCGAATCCCTCGATGTTTCGCATCTCACGAAGGAACGACGAGGAAGTCACGCCCGTTCGAACGCTGAACTGCTCGATGCAGTGGTCAGTAGGACGAAACGTTCGACCATCCGCAACGCGGAAACGAAACTCACCATTGTGAACAACGCAAGAAATATTCTTGATTTCAGTCAGAATATCCTCACGATTATCGACGGCAGTCTGTGCTTCCTGCATGACATCTTCGTAAGACTTGGTTTTCGACCACCAATCCTTATGAACATGCGTACCCTCTGCAAAACCGGTGCCAGTAACACCCTGCAAATTGCGAACAAACGCACCAGCGTTCTTGTCGGAATCAATCGTCAAACGGTTATAATCGCTCATTATCATCATCTCCTAGTAGTGGGAAGGTTTCTCGTATTATACAGCGTCAGGCGTCGTTGTCAACGTCGGGCGGAAAAAGTTTATCGAAGCAATCGGAGCAAGTGCTGCTGATAAGCAACTCACGCTCACCGGCAGTAAGATATGGAAGAAGGTCTTGAATGAATCCAGAACCAGACATCCATGACGTATAATCTTCACGACGAAGGAAGATAAGATACGTCTTATAACATAGACGACAATCCGCTTCCAAAACCATGTCAAAAACAGCAGTATTTGCAGCAACCATAACGACTCCTTTTCCACGATCATACCATGTATATCGTCAGTGTCAAGGGGTGAGCATTAGAAATTTCTTTTAGACGTAAACCCTTGTGGTGTAAGGACTTATGGCGAACGCGGCCCGCCGCCCCGGTCCTAAACCCTTGCGGGCAAAGGACTTAGGGCGACTTGTTTTTAGCGATACGATTCCATAGTAATATCACTCTTTAGTTCTGTAACCCAAAAGTTCAGATCATGAGCAATGTTATCTATGGCCCATTCTGTAGCGTCATTTCCCGTTGTAAACGGTCCATATACTGCAAGTCCAGATATGGGATCACCAGCAATCACACAAAATAGATCATTCATTTTAGCACCGTATTGTCGGGGGAACATATACTATCTGTATATAAGTATCCTATTTATTTAGTCGTGCTGAACAAACATACTAGCAATTATAATCATAATGATTAGTTGTATCAATAACCCTCCGTATGACACTATGATAACATATCACAGTAGGGCGTGTACGAGTCGAACGTACCTATGAACACCTTATAAGAGTGTCGGATGCTACCGGCTTACCTTACGCCCCGTGAACGAGTGACCCGCACCATCATAGCACGGGCCACTCGCCCCGTCAAGGGATCACGACACCGATGCGTCAAGCATCTTATCGCAACGCAGGGTACGATACTGGCCGTTAGTAGAGCGAACGAGAGCGTAGGCACCATGCGGCCCGAAACTCGCCTTCTCGATCACACCCTCATGCCACTTCAAAACATTCATGCTACCATGCTTCGGATACTTGCAACGAAGAACCTTACCGACAGCGATAGCGTTGCTCAACGTAATGTAACCCATAATAATCAACCTCCAAAAACTTCAGTTTCAACTTGCGAGAAAGTCACAGTGACCCTCTTCCCTTGACGATCAACCACCACGCCTTCGCGTGTGATACTAACCACAGTACCCAACTGCAACTTAGTACCAATTCCAACAATCTTCATA